GGCTTGAAGCCACTTGTGGAGACCACGGGTGAGGTAGGGGTTCGTGCCGTTGTCGGCTTGAGCACCATTGTTGGAGCAGAGGGTGACTTCCATGTCACGCTTGAGGGCTTGGATGCCCTTAGCGACATTGTTAGCCAGTTCGTCTCTAACGCCAGCAACAGTCGTGATGTCCTGCGTAAGCGGGGAGACACGGACGGCTCTGCGGAAGATTTGGATGTAGTTGCTGAGTTCAGCACGATAGGTGATGCTACCATCCTTGACATAGTTGTCATAGGCGGTGACATCCGTACCATCGACTGTACCAGTCATCTTCGGTGTGGGGAGGGAGTCGGCTTGCCATCTGAAAAGGGTGTTGCCAGGCTTGCTGCCCTTCTTCGCCATCGAGGTGAAGGGGGTGTCCTTAGCGTCAACCAGCGAGATGAGGTCAGCGAGTTCTTCTCTCTTACCAGACGAGAAGGAGGGTTCTGTGAGATTAGCCATATGTGTATATAGGGTTAGGGGTGATTACAGGAATCGGTTAGCGATTATAGACGATAGGTCATCACGATTGCCAGAGACAGTAAAACGCTTCTTGGCTACCTGTGCTTGAGCGTCCTGTTGAGGGACACGGGCAGGGGCGGCTGAAGGTCTAGGCTGGGATGGGGCTTTAACAGGAGCACCAGAGGACTTGCCTTTGGATTCACGGGCTTGAACGCCACGGATATAATCTCCTACCACCACCTTATAGTCGGGGAACTTCTGGATTTCTGGGAAGTGCTTGATAAAGGATTCAGCAATTTGTCTTTCTTTTGCCGACTTGTCCTTCCACCAAGGATATTCTTTAACCGCCACCTGTTCCATCTGCATATAATTTTGCAGATACTTGGCACGGGCTGGGAGATGGTCTTCAAGGGCATCAAGGGCTTTAATCTTGATGTTTCGGACTTCCTCAGCGGAATATTCTGTCTCAGAGCCATCTTTGTTTGTGACTACTGCACCATCGGGGTTCATCTCGCACCAACGCCTAATCTGCTTGGCTTGGTCAGCCTCACGATTAACTTCTTCAAGTGTAGACAGGTTAGAGTACGGATTGTCGGGGGTAGGAATCTGTGCTGGCTTGGTAGCCTCTTGCGACAGTCTTTCCACTTCCTCCTTCAGTCGTTCCACTTCTGCCTCGGCTTCCCTGCGTTTAGCAGAGAGTTTGTCGATGCGTTTCTTAACTCCTTTGGGCAACCCCCGTTCAATTTCTTCTTCAGACTTGGTTTCTTCGGTTTCCTCGGAGTCTTCGGTCGATTCTTGTTCGGTAGTTGTTTCGGGTTCTTGTGAATGAACATCTTCTTCAGAGGTCGCTTGAGCCTCCGACTCATCGTTTTCATCTGCGGATGAGTCCGCACTCGATTCCTTACCACCTAGGAACGAATCGCTAACTATGTCAGCGAGTTTACTGATATCGAAGGGAGTGGATGTGCCTTCGTTTGTCGTAGCGTTATTTTGTGCCGTGCTAAGGTCGGCTTGATTTTCTGTATTCATTAGATATAGGTCTAAAGTCCTTATAGGTTATGGCAGGGTGTTATAGTCCCAGAACTATCGGTCAGTTACGACCAAAAGAGATTGTAATCAAGTTCTAACTACCTCACATACCATTTTCCGATGGATTATGGTCTTCAGAGGGTCTTCCTTGGTCACGAAGGATATCGTTGCGAGTGTTGATAAGGATGTCCTTAAAAGCGTTCAAAGCGTCAGCCCTACCGCAATGCCAAGCCCTGTCTTCACCCTTATGCTCCTTAGAGATGGCGTTAACAGTCTCAGCCTCGATAGAGGCATCAAGCATGATGTGCAAAGCCTTCCAAAGTTCATTGGACTTCTCAAACGACATCCCGACTATGATTTGCTGGGGAAGGCTCATTGCATCATCCCTTCTTGTTCGGCTTGCATTTCTTCGGCTTGAGCAAGTTGCTGTTGCATCTGATTGCCAGCCTGTTCAGCAACAGGGGTCACGCCTGTGCGACCAATCTGCTTGTTCTGCTGTTGGCTGACGGACATCTGGAGGTTCTTCATGTAGTTCTCCAGTAAGGCACGGAAGTGCGGGTCAGACTGCATAGACTGCTGTGCCTTCGGGTTCTTACCCATGATATCTTGAAGGTACTGCAACTTGGTCGGGGCAGACGGGTCGTTCTCGACATAGTTTGCTTCGTTGCCAAGCATCATCAGCCCAAGGTCAGACTGAATTTCCTTGTACAGCAACTGAGAGGCTGTGCCTGTGTTGATGATGAGTTCTTTAGCCTTATCTGGGTCGATAGCCTCGATAGCCGCCTTGACCAACTTGTTCTTATCGATTACACCGCCAGCATCCAGAGGCAGAACGAACTGCGTGATAGCCTTGAGTTTCTCGATGACGAAGTTGGTATCAAGTTCACGCACATCGTACTTCACTTGGAAGTCGAACATATTGCTGACGGAACTGATGTTCTGAGGAAGGGGCTTGCCCGTGATGGACTCGATGTCCGCTTGCTCCATGTACTGAAGCATAAGCGAGAATGTCATAGCAAAGGCTTCGCTCCAGACATCCAGCCAGTTGTTGATAATGAACTGCTGAGTGGTCTGCGTCTTCTGGGGCATGATGTTCGGATGCGGGAGTCCGAAGTACGAAGCGTGGTTCATTTCCACTCTGTCGATGAGGTTGAACGCAGTACCCGTCTCGCCTGTGGGCGTGGGCATGAATCTGTAGTCATCGGGGCTTGTGACAGGAAGATGAATTCCGGGGGCAATTCTATTGATGCCACCAAGTCTCTTCTTAACCAAGATAGGAGGAAGAGTAGTGAAAGCCGTGCGGTCACGAACAGAGTCGTGCTGGGCTTTGATTTCCTCTTGGTCTGTCATCGCAATTTCTGGAACGCCACGGGACTCAACGATGGCTCTACGGGTGCGTTCTCTGCGAGAGATAACAAACGGATACTTGTTGTGGGCATAGCCAAGCAGACCATGCGATGCAAAGACTTCAGAACCAGACTGAGGACTGAAAATGGTCTGGTAGATTCCGCTGACACCATTCTCATCGATGTTACGGCTGTAGGCGTAGACGAGTTCGATTAGGTTGTCGCTTCGCTTGACTTGGTAGTTAATCAAGGCGGCGGCAGGGAGCAGGTTAGGGTCATTGAACTGAGACTGCATCCCAGCGGTGTTTACTGCTTGTTCAACGAACTCATCAGACCAATCCTCCATAGCCGCCATGCCTCTGAGTTCGACCTCAGACACAAATGTGCGTCTGAATACGACTCTGGCCTTTTGGATGTCAATGGTTTCGGGCGGGAAGGAAATTTCGTCATAGGGCTTAAGAGCCACAAGACAGGGCTGATTCTTGGCAACAAAGACTTCGGGTATATAGGCCGTGCCTGTCTCACGGAGTTCTCTGACAGCCTTCTTGACATCCTTTGGCTTGACCGCTGAAAGATACTGCATGATTAAGTCCACAGCAAAGTCTTCTTGCTCTGGATTCATGATGGCATTCGGCAAATCCTTCATCGTGGATTCGGGGTTCTGCTGAACCGCTTGCTGGACAATTTGGACAAGTTCGTCCATTCTGATTTGCTGATGTCTCGTACCCATCTCCTGTTCCCAGATGATGTGAAGGCCAGACCAGCCGTACTGCATTGTGTATTGAGCAAGGAGTTCCGCTTCCCGTCTCAGTTCTGAACGAAGGCGTGACTCCAGAAGCCAACTCATAAGTATATTAGAAGTTGCGGAGGCTTCCGAGTCACTAAATTCTGTACCCTTGACCTTGACTTGGCATCGGTCAAAGGTGGTCATCATCATAGACACAAGGTCGTTGATGGTTCTATCGACTAAACGGCATCTGATGTCAGACGCACCCTCAAACGGGAAGGCTGGCTGACCATCGGGAAGATTTTCGCTGTGCTTCTTGCCGTCATCTGTCTGACCAGCCCATCGAGCAAGACGAATGTCATCGTTTTCAGCAATATTGGCTGTATTTCCACCATTCTGTGTAGAACGCTGGTATTCGCTGTAAAGATAACGGATATCGGGCTTGTCGCTGGCGTAAACCAGTTGGTCTTTCCCGTTTTTATACTTGCTCATATAAGAATTTGATTAAATCGTCTCTAAAGTAGCGTTTGTGACCGCCCTTAGTCGTAAAAATGCGTACTAGTCCTTTTTTGACTAGGTTTTCAAGCCTAATCCTTCCGAATTTGGTCAAGTGCATCGCTTTCTGACGAGACAAGAGTGCTGGATAGTAAATTTCCATTAGTAATTTCCTCCACCCCATCCTCGCATTGCATCGTTTCCTTGGTATTGTGGACTCATAGTCATTAGATAGCGAAGACAGTCGATAGGGTCTTTCGTAGCCCCCTTTTCTCCGTCCTGTCCAGTCCACTCCTTGAGACAGTATATTAGATTTTGACATGATTCGCTGATGTAAAGTTTAGGTTTGTTCAAAGGGGTGATTTCTTGATTCATATCGTAGGAGAAGCCGTCATTGATGAGGGCAACGCCTTGTTCGATACGGATACCAGCCGCTGGCTGAAAGTGCATGGGAATCTCCCCATCATCAAGCATCTCGATGAGGGTAGTGCCTCCGTCTTCGGTGACAGCCTTAGAGCCTCCCGCACGGGGGTCGATGTACCTCTCCCAGATTTCTTCGCCCTTCTCCAGTTCAAGAATCAAGGCTTTATACTCCGCAAGAGAGCGTCCAGCCCCGTTACGCTGGGCAGTACCAGCCTTGCCATCTGGTTCAGCCGAAGGCAAAGCCCACTCACCATCTGACGAATCTGGGAACTCACGATAGACATACATATCTCCAGACTTATCGACTCGTAACCAAAGCATAAACCAGTTTCTAGCACCCGCAGGGTCAACGACCATATAGTTCGTGCCTTCTTCTGGAACTTGCTCTGGCTTAACAACATTGACTTCTTGGGTAAATCTTGGGAACTGGCTACCGCTGATATTATCAGCCCAGCCGTATGCTCGGATTTTGACTTCATAAGGTTTCTTACCCGCAAGCGTCTTCTTTAACTGCTCGAAAGGATTGTACGGGTTTAGTTGGCTGTGAAACCACATTACTGCGGCTGGACGGACATACGACTTAGCCTTGTACGGCATAGTCCCACGGGGGCTTCCGTTCACATTGATGTTGTCTGGAAGTAGAGGAGAGGGCTTGTTTTCTAGAATCTTAGCACCGCTAACATACTCCTTAACAACACTACTATAACCCGTGATTGGAGTGAAAGTGACGATTAACTTACCGCTTCTGGTAACGATACGATATCTCAGCGTTTCAATCCAATCCAAAGGAACTAATTCATCGCACCAGATGAGGTCAACCTCACCACCTTCGATGACATCCCGCTTCTGAGCGTAGTTCATGAAGAAGCATTGGCTCTTGTTCGGCAGGATGAATGTATTGTCTGAGAACCCGTTCTTCTGGGTGTACTGTACATTCTGCACCTTGTTCTTTTTGAGTTCTTTGAACTCAGAAGGGAGGTACTTGAATATCACAGGCTGTTGCATCTGGATGCTGGACTGGTTGGTCGTGTGAAGACACCAGACTCTTGCGTCCTTTGTGTTGATGAGCGTCTGAACGACTCTTTTAGCCGCCCATTCAGTTTTGGACGCTCGGTTACCGCCAAGGATGAGAACTTCGTTGTTCTCCTTTAGCAACTGGTCGGCTTCCTTCCAATGCGGTAGGTCGAACCCGTGCCTATACGGGTCAAGTTTTTCTGCGAGAATCTTATCCTCTCTTAAGTTGAGGATTTCGGCTACCTTCTCGACCCCCACCTTTTCTGATAACTTCTTAATGTCATCCTCGGTAGGAGTGACAAGTATCGGATGCGGTGTAGGAGTGAAAGCCATATTAGTTCTTGAAAGGGAATCTCTTCGTCATCGGGGTCATCAGAGCCTTCCATGAAGGTTTTAAAAATTTTTTATTTTAGTACTTCCCGATGAACCTCGGATGTCGCACGACAACCCATCGTGCTCCGTCCCATCGGACATCGACAGGCATACCGATACCGAACTTAAAGGACTCCTTGCAGAGAACGGAGTTCTGCTTGCCGTCAATGAGGACACCGATGATGCGGGGGTTCTTGAACTTGCAGTAGACTGTGCCACGCTTGACTGCTGGGGACGCAACGGCCTCTTCTGGCTTAATGCCTAAGTTCTCACGGAGAAGGGCGATGCCAGCCTCGCTCCACTCAATTTCCCAGAGGTGCTGTGGCTTACGGGACTCGATACGCTTCCAATGGACACCTTCCTCGTAGGAGGAGCGAAGTTCCTTGATTAAGTCTCTGGAGAGACCCAGAGCGAGGGAGAGAGCCTTTTCTTTCATAAGCCGAATTTCTACGAATAATAAATTATGTCAACTGCAAAGGTGGGGGCGGCTGGATTTGAACCAGCGTTTCTTCCGTTATGAGCAGAGTGTTCTGACCTTTGAACTACACCCCCGAAATGGTGCTGAAGGCGGGACTTGAACCCACAAGCCGTAGGGCAACTGATTTTAAGTCAGTCGTGTATACCATTTCACCACTTCAGCAAATAGTCTTGCTAGGACTTGAACCCAGACAAAGAGAACCAAAATCTCCCGTGCTACCATTACACCACAAGACTGAGAATCGACCCGCTAGGAATCGAACCTAGATAACCCGCTTAGAAGGCGGGAACTTTATCCATTAAGTTACAGGTCGTAAAGGATGACTTCCTCGTACTCATAGGCGAGCAGAGGAGGAAGCCGTTATAAAACGACCACCCCAGAGAAACCATCGTTGAGAGGGCGGGGTGGTACTAATTGGAGGGGTGTCATCCGTGGGTGGATGAACTGACTTCCTTGAAGTCGTGCTACCCACACCATCCGCTACGCAGATTCGTGAGAGCACCCCAAAGCGAGCCTTGAGTCGGACTTGAACCGACAACCCTCAGTTTACAAAACTGATGCACTACCATTGTGCTATCAAGGCAAAGGTCGGGTGTTCGTTTTTTGAGTCCGAACCAACAGTCTCAAACGACTGTCGTGCTTCTTTACACCAACACCCGTGTAGTTTAAAGTCTACTTTTCATAGACCGATTGTTACAGCATCATACTGCATCGTGTTATTCTGCCGATGAACAGGAAGGTTATGCGGAGAATAGAGGTGGTTAATCTCCGCAAGAATCAAAGAACGACTATGTATTCATTGAGTCTTCTCTGATAGTCAACTCTTTTCTCTACGAATCATTAAATCCCTTCCCCCAGAATTGGGGGACTGAGGGGGTGAAGCCACGGGGTTTATTAAGGGGTTTCCATTTCCTTGTGTCAAGCCCCGAATACTTCGTAGGGAAATAGTTCTGTTCACACCTTTTCCTCAGTTATTCCTTGACTGAAGACCTTTGCACTCCCCTAATAACCCCTAGACGCTACGAACTGCGTTCTCGCTTCAAGTCGAACCTAGCGGTTAGCGATGCTTTTTAGTATAAAAAAAGTATCTGGTGGGATGGGTATAAAGACACCTAACCGAAAAAAGAAAAAGACCCCCGCCCCCCGTGGGGTGGGAGTGTTTATTATAGAATTATATAAGAATATTATAAAAGGTTATATAATAAGATTATAAAAAGATTATATAAGAATTATAAAAGACTTCTTATAGAATGTAGCCTGTAAGGTCTGACCCATTACACACAAA